ATGGCCGCGTTATAGTCGTCACGTCGTCCGTCTATCGGACTCAGCCGGTCGAAGGCCATCCACTCGGCGAACTCTTTCGAGTCTACCCACCGCTGACACTCTCCGACCGACTTATGCCCGAGCGCCTGGGTCAGCCTTAGCCAGAAGACGCGCTCGGGCCTTGTTCTAAACCCTCGACTATGTTCTCGATGTCGTCGTCTCTCATACCGGAGACCGCCATCGCCGCGTCGAAGATTCTCATCAGCGGAGAACAAGCCTTCTCGTTCAGCTTACCCTCTGCGTCCTTACTCGTGAACAGCTTCGTCCCGTCAGACGTACACGCCGCCAGGATGACCATCTTCGCGATGACTCCCTGGACCTTCATAGCGCTCCGGCCCTGACGTCTGTCGGTCATCAGTTGCTCGAACTCATCACGCTCGCGACCAGTGAGGCGTCTGACGTATATCTTCCCGCCCCACTCCGGCACGTCAACAGGCGCGACGTCCATGTCATCCGCTGAGAAGATAGCGTCAGCGGTCAGCTCTTTCATCTCTTTAGTCTCTGTCATCTCTGTCTTCCCTTTTCTTCGGTCCGCGACTTATCCGGTCCGCTTACTATGCGGCCGGTGTTATAACGATGACTCCGGTGACCTTCAGCGTAGCGCTTCCGACCATCTTGTCGTTAAGCGGCGCGTCAGGCGCGTAGTCAGTCATGAAGCCAGAGAACACCCACGTCGCTCCAGACGGGAACGTCATGGTGATAGCTTCCGTCGGCTGGTCTACTGGCGGGTCCGTGTCAGGATTGAAGTGGAAGTCGAAGCTCGCCTCTCCACTGTCATAGAGGTCGGCTGGCATGAAGCTCTTAGCGTCGACCGTCCCCTGGTGACTCGTCTCAATACTGTCCCGCGACGGATTCGGCGGCGTCACGTCTGTTATCTCAGCCGTAAAAGCTGAGTCCGCGAATACGATGGTGATACCTACAGCAACATCTACAGGGTCGCTCGGCATATCATCCTCCTTCTACAAACCATACAAGAAAATCCCCCGAGGCACGATGGGCTCCCCGTTGAGTTCCATCGTCCGGCGGACTATAGTCTTCTCTATCCGTCTCGAGTATCGACACTCGAATAGTCACTTCGTCAGCTCCGACTCCCCAGGTCCCGACGAAGCCGTCAAGGTTCCTCCTGAGTATGTCGAAGGTCAGGGCGGCCGCGTACTCGGTCGTGGCCCATATGTCAAGTTGAAGACGTGGCTCGGCCAGCCCGGAAGAGCCGCCCTGGTGATGCGTGTGTACGTTGTCGGTCTTGTTCCAGGTCAGGTACGGGAGCTGGGTCCCGGTCGGTACGGCTCCGGCTGGGTATATCTTCGTCTCTATCACGTCAGTTAGTTCGGTGATGCTCGAGAGGAACTGGAAGAGCGCCGGCTGTATCAAGCTCATTTCTTCGCGGCCTCCTTGAGTATGTTCTTCTTGATGCCTTCGCTCTGGATTCTCATCACGCGCGTCCTGTTCTCATCGAGGGCGCGACGGAGGAACGGCTTCGGCGCTGAGTGTAGGGTCCCGAACTCGACCAGGTGCGCGTAGTTCGCCGGCACTCGAGGACGTCCTTCGTATTCGACAGTATAGCGCTCGTCAGTCCTGGGACCGACGGCGCCCCAGACGGCGCCCTTGTACGTTCGGACCTTCTTCCCTATGCTCTTCGAGAGCGCCTTCGATACCTTCGGCGCTTCTCTCTTCGCGGCCTTCACTATGGGAGAGAGCGCGGCGGTAAGCGGACGGCGGACGACTCGCTTCTGGACGCTTACGCCCAGGCGCTTGAACTTCTTCAGGAGAGCCTTGTCTCCTATGATAGTCAAGTCTCTACTCGCCATCCTGTCGCCCTTCGTTCTCGGTACACTGGAGCAGAATCACGGAGTCGTCCATGCCTTCGTTCACGACCGCGTTAATATTGTAGAAGATGGTCCCGCGCTTCACGCGCCAGGTCGTGTCGATGCCGGCATAGTAACGGATTCGGATGAGCGTCGTGGTCCTGGCTTCCATCTGCTCAGCGGTGAACTTCTCGGAGCCAGTCAGCGGCTTCACTTCGGCCCACCTGGTCACGACGGTCGCCCAGGCTCGAGTCACTCCGCCAGTCGCGTCACGCGACTCGGTCGCCTGTTGTAGTTCGATACGCTTGTCGAACTTGCCGGACTGTATCATGCTCAGAACTCCACTATCCTATGAGGCCAGAGAAGAGCGAGCGCTCCCTCCGGGAGAGTGTTCGCGATGGTCCCGACTATGACGTCCTCACGGTGTTCGTATAAGTGGCCGATGGTCAGAGTGATAGCGGCCTTGATGTCTTCCGGGACGTTCGCCGCCTTCGGACCGTAGCCGGCCGTCCACTGTATCCTCACGCTGTTGATGACGTCCTTCACCGCCGGCCATGACTCTCCTGAGTTCAGGACCACGCGGCCGAGTGTCCTGAAAGTGTCGACCGTGTAGGTCGAGTCGTCGACTGTCTGCTCGTTGCCGTCGGTGTCGATGTACTTGATGGAGACGACTGTCAGAAGAGGCGGCTTGATGAGCTCGAACCATACCGGAAAACAGTCGAGACGCTGTTCCCAGGTCGCCGTGATAAACTGGCGCCCAGTTATCGCCTCCGCGTTCATCCTCGCCGCCTTTATAAAGCGAGTGATGAGAGCGTCGTCAGCACTTTCCTCTTGCTTGACGTGTAGCTTCGCGGCCTTGAGGCTGACTGGTTCGTCCGTCGGTTCCGTGATTAGCTTGAGAGAGAGCTCTCCCATGTCTTCGCCTCCTTTTCGTTCGTGTCGCCTGAGTCTCTGGAGCTCCGTCGTATGATGCGGTCTCAATGTCGTCGATGAGAGAATAGACCGGCGACTTCCGTCGACTCTTCGCGTGTATTGTCCGGGTCTTCATAAGATAAGAGCCAGAGGCCGGGATGAGCCCGGCCTCTGTTGCTCGCGCTCTTTATTTACGGAGTCGGCGCCAGTGTAACTCTGGCGAACGCTTCGGAAACTACCGGAGCGCCATCAGCCTCGAGACGTCCGAGGTAGGCGTTCTGGTTCGTCGCCGCGTACAGCTCGACGAGGACCTGGATGGTCAGCGTCAGCGCGTCGACTATCCAGTAGTTGTCGAAGGCGCCGTATATTCCGACATAGCTGTCGGCCGTGAACGTATTCGGCGCGTACTCGGACTCTCTCAGAGGACTCCCGAGAAGCTGGTCGGGAACGCCCGGCTGTAGCGACGGGACGAAGATGTAGCGACCGTCGTCGTCCTTCAGCTTCCGGGCCATCGCGATAGCGTCGCGGTGCATAATCCAGAGAGCACTCCGGCGGTACTGCTGTTTGACGCTCATCTGTGCGTTGATGAGACCGTCGTAGGTGAACGCCGTCGGCGTGTTGTCCGTCGCGACGTCGCGGTCGGTGTTGATACCCGCCGCGTCAGCCACGAAAACACCGAGCGGCTGGGTCGTTCCGGTTCCGTTCAGGTATGCGTTCTCCTGAGCGGTCGCGAACTTGTACGCCAGCCGGTCACGAACGATGACGTCCGCGCTCATAGTCGAGCGTCTGAGGAGCGTCTTCGAGACCTTTATCCACTTTGCGAGCGGGTTCGGCGTTAAGTCACGGCGACCGAAGGCGAGGTCACAGTCTTCGCCGTTGATGAGGAGCTCGGTCGTCCAGGCCGGGTCAGACATATCGGCCGCGATTGTAGGCGCGCCGAGTGTCGCGGCTTCCCTGAGCGGCGGAAGTACGCGACAGATTTCTCTCATGAAGGTCTGGTCGTCGATGGTCTTGATGAGTTCGGCCATGAACTCTATCGGCGGAGACAGATAGCCACCTTCTGAGTCTGTTCCCTTCGTCAGGTCGCGGCCTTCCATGCGCCCGTCTATCAGGAAGCCCCTGAAGTCCTTCATCCTCTTCTCTTCGACTGGGACCTCTATGGCCCTGGACTCGCCTCTGATGTTCGGCTTCAGTTCGATGGTCCGCTTCTCGACTGTAGGCTCTGAGCTCGTGAGACCTACCTGGGTCCCGCGACTCTCTTCGAGTCCGGCTTCGGCGGCTTCGAGCTTGCTCCTCTTGTCGACGTCCAGCTGTATCTTGTCAGCGTCGGCCATCATCTCGTCAAACTGACGGCTCTCGTCTGCTGATGCTTCTCTTCCCTCGGTGTCACACGCGTCGATGATAGCGCGAGCTGATGCTATCAGCGCGGCCCTCTTCTCAAGCAGTTCTTTTATAGTCATATCTTCCTCCGTTATAGTTCCCACAAGCCAAGCGACTCACACACTCAACGGAACGCGCTCGCGTCGCGTCACCCAGGAGAGCGAAGTGGCGACGGCCGCCTCACCTTCTTGAGCCTTGCGTCTACATTATCACCGTATCAGATAGCTGTCAGAGAGTCAACCCCTCAGCCTGAGCTTCTTCTTCAGCTGTTCGGTCGAAGTTCCGGCCGAGCGCTCTGGCTCTTCAGCCGGCGGAGTCTCTTCTTCACCAGGTTCCTCAGCCGGCGGAGTCTCCTCTCGTACCTCTTCAGCTGGCGGCGCTTCTTCGACTCGCGGCTCGCCTACACTGTCGCGCCACTCGTTCATAGTCCGCTTCGCTACGTCTGCCTCGACGTATTGCGGGAACGTAACCGGCGACACGTCCCAGAGCTTAACCTCTACGAGGTCGCGATGGTCCAGCTCGTCCGTCGCCTTCGTCCATTGTTCCTCGATAACCTCGAAGCCGAACGATGAGCCAGTGATGTCACCGCGCTCGATGCTCTCGAGAAGGTCGCGCGCCCATTGTGTCTCGGGCGGCGTGACTTCGTAGCCCAGGCCGTCCTCGTCTTCCCATAGCTTCAGGGTCCCGGCCTTGTTCCGACCGAGGACTATGTTCGCGTCATGATTGAACAGGGCCCTCACGTCGTCCGACTTGATGCTCTTCTTGAACGCGCCAGGGCTGACGCTCTCCGTGAACCAGCCGCCTATCTCTGTCGGCTTGTTAAAGACGGCCGCGTGGCCGACTATCTTCGGCGCGTCATCCTCCGCCCTCATCACTCTCATCTCGGTCGTCTGGAACGTCCTCACTTCTCGCTTCTTCATATCAGGCTCCTCTCTTCATTTCTTCAGCCATGCGCCGCGCTTTGTTAACGCTCCAGTCAGTCAGGAGCTCCATCGCGTCGCCTTCACCTTCCAGGACGCTGATGACGTCCGCCCTGGAGTCCTCTGTATATCTTCGCGCTTCCTTCCTGATAGCGTCCGGGCCTACTGAGAATATCCTCATGACCGGAGTCAGGACGTCCGCGACGTGTTCCTCGTGTCTTCCATAGAACTCGACGACCTTGTCGCGAGCGTCGTCACGCTTGATGACACGCTTCAGAGCGTTCACTTCCTTCGTCACTATACGCGTCCAGGTCGACAGGAAGAGCTCGGAGTATCGAAGAGTCAGGTCTTCCTCCTCTACTACTGGCGCCGACTGGTCCAGCTCGGACGTATCAGTGACCGCGACAGCGGCCTCGGCCGTCTCGTCGCGCGTCGCCTGAACCTCTTCAGCGCTGGACCCCTCGACCATAGGGACGGCGGTCCCGACCAGCTCCCCATCTGCCTCCTCTCCGACCGCGATGACGTTGACTGGTTGCCAGTATCCCTCGAGCCCGTCGACCGGGTTCAAGTTCTCGAGACTCCTGACTTCGTTCCTGTTCATCCATCCGCTGTTGATAGCGACGCGATAAGCGTCGAAGCGGCTCTTCGTATCACCACGCAAAAGCGCGGCCGTGATGAACTCAGAGAAGAAGGTCATCCGACCGACAGCCCCGAAGAGCTTGAGGTTCGTCTCAGACTCCCAGCGCCTCAGCCACTTCATCAGGGTCCACGTCACGAACTCGAGACCCTGGTGTTCGATGTTTGAGAATGTCGCTTGCTTCATGCTCTTTATCATGTGCGGCGGTATGTCGAACCACCTGGCGACCTCGACGACACTGAACTCTCTGGACTCGAGAAACTGAGCATCCTCAGGAGGTAGCCCGAGCGTCTTGATGTCCATACCTTCCTCGAGAATGGCGAGCTTGTGCTGGTTCTCTGTTCCGCTGTGGTTCTCCTTCCAGCTCTCCTTGAGATGTTCAAGCGCTGGCTCTCCGAGCTTGCCTGGATGAGTAAGAACTGCCGGCGGTGTTGCGTTGTTCTTGAAGAAGACGCCGCCATAGTTCTCGGTCGCCTTCGCTATCCCGAGAGACTCCCGGCCGACCTGGACCGGACTATATCCATGCAGAGCGTCCGGGCTCAGCCCCTTGATATGGAACATATCCTCGAATGGTATCTCTGAACGTCCGCCTCCGTTGTCTCTCACTTCATAGACAACACGACGAGGACCGGCGTCAGCGTTGTCGCCGATTATCTTCGCGGTGACTTTGTCTGGCGGTATGGGCCAGAGGTTTATAGGAACGCCGGCGCCGTTCCGCTCGATTTCCGCGTATCCATTCCCCCAGAGAAGGACCCAGCCCTGGAGTGTCTCCCGGAACGTCAGCGCGTCGACGTAAGGGTTCGCGCGTTCCTTCAGGAGCCGGTTCACTGGATTGAGCGGCGCGCGATGTCTCGCGGTTCCTTGCTTCCTGAAGACCAGGAAGGGAAGGAAGCCGACCGCTCCCGAGATAATGTTCACGGCGTTCCAGACAGCCGACAGCGTCAGCGCCCTCTCTTCGTCCATGCTCACGCCGGCAAGTGTCGCCGGACCTCCTCCGAAGAGTCGCTTGACCCACCACTGAGGCGTCTGAGGATTGCCTCCGCCCTGGACCGCGTCACGACTTGAGCCCAGTATGCTCTCGAGTATCGACATCAGCTACCTCCTTCCTCTGAGTGTTTCGACAAACAAGTCGAACCATAACAAGGCGCCCGGCACTATGTAACCAAGCGGCGCCCACGCCCTCCAGCATCCATACGTCATCAGACCCAGCGCTACTATCGCCAGGCTCGCTCGTAGTATTCGGTCCTTCATACTGTCACCAGTCCCCTCTCTTCATACACTGACCCAGCGCCCTCTCCTAAAGCTATCGCTCGACCGATAGCCATGATGAGCGCCACTATCCCGTCAATCTTCTCTGTGCTCTTCTTCTTGCTCGGCTTCATGTTCTCGGCCGCGTCCATCTCGACCGTCACGTTCGAGGCCATCCATCGGAGAACGTCGTGGCCTCCATGTCTCAAGTGACCGCTGACTACCAGCTTCTCGAGCTCCTTAGTGGGAGCGCTGAGCGACGCGTATCCCTGACCGAACGGAACCATCTCGAAGCCGTCGCCCTGGAGTTGTGTCTGTATCTGTTGAGAGCCCCAGCGGTCGACCGCTATCTCCTGTATATTGAACCTCTCACCGATGCCCTTGATGTCTTCCCTGATTCTGTCGAAGTCGATGACGTTCCCAGGCGTCATAGTGATAAGACCCTGACGCGCCCAGGTCATATACGGAACGCGGTCACGTCGTTCACGCTTCTCAGCTGAGTCCTCTGGGACCCAGAAGAACGGGACGACCGCGTCGTTCTCTTGTGAGTATAGAACGAAGGCGGCGAGGTCCGTAGTGCTCGCGAGGTCGAGACCAGCGTACCACTTCACGAGCCCGAAGTCAGCGTCATCCAGAAGCGCGCCCTTGTCCCAGGCTTCGAGCGATAGCCAGCGGACGGCTTGCTCTGTTCTGAGGTTCAAGTGGAGACGCTTGAAGGTGTTCTCGTAGGCTGGACTCTCCTGGGCGCGCTTGAACTCACGCTCGAGATAGTCACGCCGGAACGAGACGCCGATGTTCGGGTTCGCCTTCTGCCAGACTTTCGGGTTCGTCCAGTCGTCCTCTGGTGTCACTTCGTAGATGATGGGAAGGAAAGCCTCGTCTTCTATCAGGTCGTCGCGGACCTTCGTCGCGTAGTCATACTTCTCGTTACATATAGAGGGCCTATCGAAGTCCGCCGTCGTGACGTGTATGATGAGCGGCTGGCTCCTCGCTCCGGTCGCTGTCAGAAGAGCGTCGACCAGGTCCCTGTTCGGCTGAGCGTGAAGCTCGTCGATGATAGCCATGTGAACATTGTAACCGTGTTTCGTGTTCGCGTCGGCGCTGATTTTCTTGTAGGTCGCGCTCCCGTCCTTCAGCGTGATAGCCTTCGCGTATACCGTCGAGCGCTTCCTGAGTTCTGGCTCCTGGATGACCATCCCCTCGACCTGGTCGAAGACAAGCCCAGCCTGGTCTCTGTCGGCGGCCGCACTATAGAGCTCGGCCCCTGGTTCCTTGTCGGTGTTCATAGTGAAGACTACCAGCCCGGCGGCGAAGCACGTCTTACCGTTTTTTCTGGGAACATAGAGGAGAGCCTCGCGGTAGCGTCGCGTCCCGTCGGGCCTCTTCCATCCGAAGAGGTTCGCGACTATGGCCGCCTCCCAGGGCTCGAGCACGAACGGCGTCCCGGCCTTGTCGCCTTTGACGTGTTTCAGCCAGTCAGGAAAGAAGTCGAGCGCATCCTGGGCGGCCTTCACGTCGAAGAGACAAGAGCCAGCCGTCTCGATAGCGTCATATTCAGGGATGAGCTTGAGGAGCTTCTTCCATTTCTGAGGAAGGTCCTGAGGCTTGTAGAGAGAGGTCCCCTTGAGCGGTCCCTTCCTCCGGGTCTTCTTCTTCGGCGCTCTCTTTGTCTTCGGACTCATGACGCCACTCCTGGGAAGACCTTCTTCCTCTTGCCTCTGTTCTCGTTCGGGTCCGCCGGCTTGTCGATTGAAAGCGACGCCCTGGCTCCTGGGTTCAAGCCGAAGAGGTTCTCTATCATGCGGCACTCGTCGCTCAGCATCTTCAGACGCCGGACCTCCGGGCGGTCCTCGGCCCTGGAACTGAGAAGCTCGCCTTCTTTGCTGTAGCGTTCAGACACCTGAGTCATCCCTTCGTCAGCGAGGACCTTCTTCGTCTCCCAGTACATAACCACCGCGACGCAATACCGCGCGAGCGTCTCCGCGTCGCACTTTCCCAGGAGACCCATCTGGTCGACGAGCGGGATGATGTTCTTCCAGACGACGAGCTCCTTCTTGTCGAGACCCTTCGGCGGCTTCGGCCTTCCAGCCGGAGCCTCTGGCTCTCCGGTTCGCTTATCAGCCAGCCACGAGCCCCGGCCCTTGAGGACTATCTTCGGAGTACGACGCGGTCCAGGCTTACCCATAAGGACCCCCCCACCGCTCTCCGCCCTCTCCCCCAAAGCTATCCCTTGAAAAAACGCGTATAGA